TTGCATTTGAGGATGCCGTTAAGAAACGGGGTCTTAGCCCCCAAGTATTTCTTACCAGCCCAACCCAAATTAAGCAAGACTTTAATGGGGTCTGTGACCACAACAAAATTGTCTTCACTAAAAACATTGCCACAAAAGGAAGCATCACCGATATGATGGAATGGTATGAGTTTAACAGTCCAACCGAAACGGCCAAACTGGGCCTCAGTGGGCGTTCGTTCTGGCGGATAAAAGGTGCTAATTCCGTCATCGCCTTCAGTGAGTCCTTTCACAACACAATCGTTGAGCCAACCCATAAAACGTAAAACCATCATATTATGAAAAGTATTGCCCAGAGAAGTATTCATCTCCCCTGACATGTGAGTGGCGGCAAGATACAGCACACCAAACCCACGCATACGGCAAACATTAAAAGACTCGCCGCCCAACCACCTTAGATATTCGTGAAACACTAAGATGTCGGGACTGTACTGCATCATGTAGAGATAAAAAGAACGTTCTATCTCCATAAGCCATTCTACAAAATGGGCTTCAAATGATGTGTAATCAGAGGTGAGATATATGGAACCAGGAACACTGAGCATTTCGTATATATATTTAGCTCTCTGCTCAACTGGAACGGTTTTAATAACCCATGGATGATTTGCAAAAATATCACTAATCATCTTGAACATGGGACCTGCCATAACCTTCGCTTTATCGTCCCTGGCGTTGATCCACCTAGGAACTTTCATCTCCTCATAAGGCTCATCCTTCTCAAAGCTGCCACATTCCATGACCTGGGCAACTATTTTATTATAATAAACCTCACGAAATTCATTCCAAGCAGTGACAAGTTCGTCCTTCCTGGAACTACTAAAATCCAACCCAGCTAGCCACTCATCAAAATCAATGAATTGGCCAGGTGCGAAGGGGGTGAATTCGGCCTCCCATGTACGGCGGCAAAAATCAGCATACATTTTCTTGTCAGAATCTGTAACATCATGAGGTTTAAATGCGAACCGTTTCATAGCCCCCATCAAGGCTAAAAGCGAATCGCTTGGGTCTGGCTTCGGTAACACGCCATTGGTCACATGAAAGGGTAGGGCTCTAGATACTGCCCTACCCACCCCAGCACGATCGACGTGCCGGGTTGCTGCGCGGCCAAGTCCAATGTCCTTGGCCGCAGGCAGCTTTACATGCGATACGTCCTCAGCTCGGTACCCCCGAAGGAACTTTGCGTTCTCTCGGGGGCCGTCGGGTTTAAATCACTGTACGGGTGCCACTCCAGGGATATCATATTAGCCAGAATCCATAGGACATCTCGGGGTCGGGATGCCCCTACGAAAACATCTGGTCTAATGCCTACTGAAGGATCCTGCACCAGGACGCTTTGCATAGCGGTTACAATCGAATGCCAGTCACTTTTCAAACAGGTTCTGTTGGTTACCAATTTGCGGATTTCCATGGCGGTCATTGTAATACGGAAATCTATTATCTTACCACCACGGATTATAGCATTTGTCGAAGCAGGGGGCAGGTAAGCTGGTTCAATGAAGTGTAATGGAAACTCTTCAACAACCTCACGCTTATCGGCCCTAATGC